GTGGGTGTGTGAAGACGGCATTTTCCATACAGCGCGGGCATGATGGGCGTGAGGTGTTGGCGGTGAGGTTGGCGGCGGATTGGTTGGGGGTTGATGTGGTGTGGGCGGATCGGCCGTTGGCGGGGAGCGTGCCGATAGGGACGGTGGAGTGGTGTGGGTCTGTGTTTGGGGAGCACCGGAAGGATTTCTATCCGGAGTTCTTGAGAGGGTTGATGCGGCGTGACTGGAGGAGGTTTAAGGGGAGGCCGGAGTTTCCGTATCCGGTGTTTTTGAAGGACGCATCGGCGTGGAAGAGCAGGTTTGTGTCGCGGGTGGTTGAGCCGGAGGAGAGTGTTCCGAGCAAAGATTGGTTGGTGAGTGAGCCTGTGGTGTTTGTGAACGAGTGGAGGTATTACGTGGCGGATGGGTCAGTGGTGACGACTGGGTGGTATCAAGGGATGGATGAGGATAAGCCAGCGCCGCAGATGGACGTGGAATGGCCGGATGGGTTCAGCGGGGCTGTGGATTTTGGGGAATTGGCGTGTGGTGATATGGCATTGGTGGAGTGTCACGCGCCGTTTGCGTGCGGGTGGTATGGGGACGATCACCGGGATTACGCGTTGTGGCAGGCGGTGGCGTGGGAGAAGAGCGTGTGGTGGAGGTGATTTAGCCGGGCTAAGAGAGGTGGGTTGGAATGCTTGACGATCAGGATGGGTGTAGTGTATTGGATGGTGTATGGATCACGCGGAGATGCTGAACGGGCTGCTTGACGAGAAGCTCCGAGAGATTTCGGAGTATTTTGATGCGGTGCAAATCCTCGGGACATTTGTGGATGATGACGGGGACACAGTGAGGGTGACGAGGGGGTTTGGGAATTGGTATGCTCGGCAAGGTGTGGCGCGGGAGTTTCTGGACATGGATGCGGCGCAGACGACGGCGTATGAAATAGCGAAGGTGTTGCCGGGGAGGGACGACGATTGATTATGGAAACAGCAGTCAGAGAGTGGGACGGGATTGTCGACGGGATGAGGTTTCCGTTGGGTGAGGGGAGTGAGTTGTCGGCATATTTGTGGATGTTCGGGAACGGGAAGGTGAAGAATGGTGGTGCGGACGAGATCACCCCGGAGGACAGGTTTCGGTATTTTGTGAGGGCGGTGGATTTGGCATTCAACAATGAGGATTCGATTTGCCGGGTTGAGTGGACGCCGTGGGTTGAGATGATTGTGAGGGAGATGATTGGCGACTGGCGGCCGAAGAGGTTCATCGGGTTGGCCGGGTCATCGAGTTCTGGAAAGAGCCACACGGTGGCATTGTTCGGGTTGATGTCGTATTGGGCCAATCCGACTGAGACCTACTTTATTGTGATGTCGACGACGAAGGACGCGGCGCGGACGCGGATTTGGAAGAGCATCACCCAGTTGTGGGGGCAGGCGTCGAGGATGGGAGCGCCGGGGAAGCTCATTGACTCGAATGGGTATATCAAAGGATTGAGCAAGAAGCTGGAGTTGGACCGGAACTCCGGGGTGTTGCTGAAGCCCGCGGGGAAGTTGAGTGACGACGCATCGGCCGAGTTGTTGGGGATCAAGAACCCGAACGTGATTGTGGCTGCGGACGAGATGAACCACCTGACTGATGGGATTTTGAAGACGGCGTATGAGAACATGACGTCGAACGACCGGATTTTGTTTGTTGGCATGGCGAATCCGGACAAGTTGTCTGACCCATTCGGGCAGCTTTGCGAGCCCAAGGCCGGGTGGAAGAGTGTGACAGAGGAGGACGAACGGTGGGAGACCAACTACGGGACGTGCTTGAGGTTGAATGCTGAGAAGAGCCCGCGGATCACGGAGCCTGAGAAGTATGGCCACCTGACATGGATGACGGATCAGGCGTATTGCGACCGGATTGCGTTGGGACGCGGCGGGGTGAAGAGCGCTGGCTATTACCGCTTCGTGAAGGCATTTTGGTGTCCAGACGGGGCATCGAACACGGTGTATTCAGAGCTGGAGCTGCTGGAGGCACTGGATCAGAACGAGCCTGCGTGGGACGCGGTGCCCATCACCATTGGCTCATTGGATGAAAGCTTTTCACGTGATGGTGACCAATCGTTTTCCGCCATTGGTAGGTTGGGCCGGGTGAACGGCCGTGACCATTTGCACGTGTGCTGTGAGAAAGCCATCTCCGAGGACACAACCAACAAAGAGACGCCACACACATTCCAGATTGCGCGCGGGTGGAAGACGCTTTGTGAAGATTTTGGAGTGAAGCCGCACCGGGCCATTTTGGACAACACGGGAGGAGGCACGGCATTCGGCCACATTGTCGACATGGAGTGGAGTCCTGCGGTGCAGAAGGTGAATTTTCAAGGCAAGTCGTCGGATCGGACCATTGTGTTCCGGAACGAAGACTGCGGGTTCTACAACAAGAACAGTGAGATGTGGATTCAGCCGAAGGAATACATCCGTTCGGGTCAGATCACCGGATTGAGCAGGGAAACCATGGCTGAAATGGTGGACCGCGAGTATCACCCGAAGGAAGGGAGGACGCTGCGTGTGGAGAGCAAGGAGGAAGCGAGGAAGCGCCTCAAGAAGAGTCCTGACCGCGCGGATGCGTTCAACATGCTGGTTGAGAAGGCCATCACGCTTGGAGCATTCAAGAGCGAGGAAGTGAAGAAGGTGAGCAAGATGGCCAACAAAGGGTGGGAGAAGGTGAGAGAGAAGAGGGTGTTAGCGACAACCTGCGGGCGCAAGTTGCGGCGGTGAACAAACGGATTGCTTGACATTCTGGCAGAATTAAAGGAAACCATCCGCAACCTCTCGATACGGCCATGCAGAAACTATCCATTACCGCCACTGGCACCTACCTTGTTGACGTGGCACCGGGAAGAACGGTTCACCTTGCGACATCCGGCACCATCACGGCGACCATCAAGTATTTGACCGCCCCTGCCACCTACCAAGCATTTGCCACGCCGCTTACGCTGGCTGCCGAGCAATCGGTGATCAACTGCGGAGCGCATGGTGAAATGGCCATTGTGGTCACCGCGGTCACGGGAACGGCCGTTGTCATCGCAAACGTCCTGCCTGCCTAATCTCAGCCCGGCTAAGACCTATGTCACTATTCTCCGACAGCGAGCAGTCATTGAGCAATTTAAGAACGCTTGATGAAGAAACCTTGGAAGCCCCGAAAGAGCGTCTTGGATCACCCGAGGCGCTTCGTGGTATCTACGACAAGCTGAAAGAGGAAGACAGCGATGGGGCATTCAACCGGGCGCTTGTGCAAGGGCAGATGGATTTCGCGCCGCCGCATGACGAAGCCGAGTTGGAAAACAAAGGCCAGAGCGACCGCTTCAATATCACCACTGGAGAAGGTCCGGCCATCAAGAACGAGGCAGTGGCTGCCTACATGGACATCTACACCACGCCCAAGGTGCTGGCCGACATCCCGCTGCTTCCTGAAGTGGACCGCAACCAAGGCGAGACATGGAGCTTGGTCATGGCAGAGGAATACACGGTGATGGACCGCAGCGACGACGCGGCACTTCCCACCTTCCTGCAACTGGCCGATACCTACGTCACGCACGGTGTGGCCATTGGGTTCTTCGACGACAAGCAGACGATGACGTATTCGGTTGCTGGTCTCGACCACTTCAAGTTTCCTCGCAAGACTGGGATTGTTTCGTCAGGCGTTGAGACATGCGCCGCGCTCGGAGAATACTCGATCACCAAGCTTTACGAGAAAATCGAAGAAGGAGAAGAAGGATGGGATGCGGAGATGGTCAAGCTGGCCATTTTGCAGAACGCCCAAGTTGTGAAGAACGAATGGAACGACTGGGAAGAAATCCAGCGGGAAATCAAAGCCAACGAAGTGTATGTGGATTCCATTTGTAATCCGGTTCAGGTGGTTCATGGATGGTTCAAGGAATTTAGCGGCAAGATCAGCTACTACATCGCGGCGAAGAACGCGGTGAACGTGCCGGGCGGCAAGGAGAGGTTTTTGTTCCGCGGCCGCAACTTCTACGATTCGATTGACCAAGCACTCCAAATCTTGCCATTCAGCGTTGGCAATGGCGGCAGACTCTACACCGTGCG